TGTCACATTTCCAACAGAGGGAGAATAATAAATGGAAGCAATGACTGGCAGAGTAGCAATGGGTTCAGCGGGATTCTTCGCTTGTCTAGGGCTACAAGAGATTAACCAAGTGGTTAGTCTAGTTGTCGGGTGTGCTACACTTATATTCTTAGCACTTTCAATATATAAATTAATCAAGGAGATGAAATGAGTACAGAATTATTAGCGATGCTAGGAGGAGGTTTCTCTGGCTTTATATTTAAATTAATAGGAACTATGGTGGCTAACCAAGCTGCTGTAACAGAGGGCTTGATAAAAAGACAACAAGCTATGGATAGTAGTGCAGATGCAGCTGCCGCTAGAGTAGATGCCTTTGGTGCTTGGACACGAAGGATTATCGTACTGACTGTATTATTCGGAGTAATCATAGCACCATTTATTTTAGCTCATAGTGAAGAAGGCATAACAGTAGCTGCTGAATACAGCAAATGGTTTGGATTATCTTCTGGAACAAGCTATCAAACTTTGCACGGATATCTTATACTCCCGGAGATTAAGACGGCAGTTATATCGATTATATCGTTTTATTTTGGGAGTGCAGCAGTTAGTAAATAATTATGAAAAATAAAAAAATAGGTCAAATATCTGATAAAGAAATGAAGTTGCTCAAAAGATTAGACGCATCTACAAAAAGAAAAACATTAGGTCTTGGGGAAAAATTGACTACAGGTCAAATTAGCGGAAGAGAACTAAATATACTTAAAAAATTACGTGCATCTAAATAAAATTATGAAATGCAACTTATGTAAATGGATAACAAAACTGCCAAAGATAAACTCAGAGAACTGCGAGATTCTTTGTCCAAAGTATTGGACGGAAAAGAGTACAGCACTTCTAAGGAAGTTACAAAGCAGTCTCAAGAAGTTATATCGCAAGCTCGTAACGCTAGTAAAACTTTAAAAAAGTCTTTATTAGATAGAGTAAAAGATATACCTGTAGTTAACCAAGTATCACAATTAGGAGCAGCTGGTACAGTAGCTGTGTCTACTGCTGCGGTTACACAAGTTGATATAGCAAAAGACAGGACTGAAGTCTTTGTTGCGGAAGTTGCACAAGATGTGGTAGAAGAAAGATTTGAAGTACCAATGTTTATAGATACATTCGTAGACTTTCATCATTTAAGTGATTGGGGTCGAGAGGTTATCGCTGAGAAGGTCGCGGAGGTTTCTGAACTTCAATCGACTTTAGCTCCATCTGTTGAGTCTTCGGACACCACACCCAAAACCTCCTCTTCTTCACAAGATACTTCCTCCGATAAGCCTTCCGTTGTTGAAGAGAGCAACAAATCACAAGAATCAGAAAAAAAACAATCCACAAATAAAGAAAATCAAACATCTAATAAAACAGATGACGAAGAAAAAGCCAAGTCAGAAAAATCACAATCAACCCAAGAAGAAAAAACTGTAAACGAACAAGAATCTCAAGAAACGGAAACATCATCTAATGATGAGTCTCAAGAATCAGATGTCAATAACGAATTACCTATAATAGAAACACCTTTTGATGCTGAAGACATATCGATAAGACAAGTATCACCTTCATTATGATAGAATATATATTTAGTAATTACAAAGATGACCTTATGGCTATGACATTTGCCTATATTGGTATAATATCTATTATAATGATGTTTTTACCTAAAAATAATTTTTTTGTAAAAGCATTTGGAAGCATAGCATCAATCTTTACATCTTTATTTAAAAAATGAGCCACGAACTAGAATACCCTTTATTTCCTATTATTGAACCTGAGTATCCGTTACTTCCGATAGAACAGCCTTTTGAAATAGAAGAGCCTATATCTATTGTTATATCCGATACACCTTTTTTTTATGTACCAGATATGCCAGAGTTTATTAGAGATGACTACAAAGGACTAGAGTTTGAAGGAATACAATATAGCTGGCAAGAGTTTGACTACAGATTACAAGTAGACTACAACGGTGTACCAGAACCATCTTTTTATGGTTTGGCACTAGGATTTACATTATTATTTGTAGCAATGATAAAAAGGAGAAAATAATATGATTTCATTAGTAAGACCAATAACATACGGAGTAAGAAAAATTGTAATGCCTTTAGTTAAGAAAGGTGCTAAAGCATACAAAAAAGACAAACATTTTATAGACACTATTGGTAAATCTGCAGTTGGTGCAGGAGGAATTAGTAGTGTTACAAATACAATACAAAAAACAAAACCATTACAAAAAAAGAAAAGGAGAAAATAATTATGCCAATGGGAAAAGGAACATACGGAAGTAAACGAGGAAGACCACCTACAAAAAAAACTATGAAGAGGGGTAAAAAATAATGCCATTTAGTAAATACAGTCCAAAGCAAAAAAAATTAGCTAGAGTTGCAGCTCCTCGTAATAAAATTACAGGTGCTGATTTTAAGGGTCTGCGTAAAAGAAAAAAGAAGTAATGCACAGAAAACTAATATCAATAGCAAAAAAACTAGAAAAAGCTAGTAAAGCTCACGCAGGACAAGCTAAGGTTTTACGTAAATTAATTAAGGAGAAAAAATAAATGGCAAAATTATGTGCAAGAGGTAAAGCTGCGGCTAAACGTAAATACAAGGTGTACCCATCAGCGTATGCTAATTCTTATGCGGTTCGTGTTTGCAAAGGGCAGGTAAAAGGTCCGGGGGGCAAACGTAAAGTTGCATCAGGGTATACTAGAAAAAAGAGATGAGTCTGAAAAGATGGCATCAAGAAAAATGGGTTGACGTTAAAACAGGCAAACCCTGCGGAAGACGCAAAGCGAGTGGTAGTAAACGTCCATACCCTGCTTGCAGACCATCAAAAAGAGTGTCTTCTAAAACTCCTAAAACGACATCAGAAATGTCTTCGTCGGAAAAGTCTAAATTTAAGAAAAGCAAAACAAGTAGTAAAAGAATAAGTTATTCACACAAAAGAAGAAAAGCGTGACAAGGTTTAATGAGTTAGATGATGTACCTACAAAGGTAGATGGTAAAATATTAAAGGTACAAGATGATGTCCTTACTATTCCTCCGGGCAGTATTAGTCCTGAAAGTATAGCACGGTCCGTGAGTAGTGGAGTAAGAATTTTGGGAAGTATTGGTCAAGCTGCAAATACTTTTCTTACTTGTTTAATATCAGGATTCCCAAATGAAATAAGAGATGGCAACAATCCCAATTCTCTTATGACTACTCACGCAATAAGAGAATTTGTAAGAAAAAACAGAGATAAGTATGTTGCTTTTACAAGTCACGATAGTCACGGTTTGGCTCAACAAAAAAGCACAACAGGAACAGGTCAAGTTACTTATACGCTTAGTGAATTTAACAGTAGCGATTCTGACTTTAGCTCATCAAGAATTAAAGGTATTGTGATACAAGGAGAAGCAACTTATGGAGATAGTGGTTCAGGGGGCGGTAATGAAAATAGACTACAAGTTCAATTACCAGATGGCAGTACCTATACAACTGTGGTTTCAATAGAAAAAACTAGTGCAGACGGTGGAACATTACTCACAAAGGGCTCTTTAGTTGTTCCTATAAACGAAAACCAATCATCTTTTGTTATTCAATTTATTGTGGGGGATGCAGATAATGGGGGAAAAATAATATCTCGTGTTAGGGGAGCAATAATAGGACCAATGTTAGCATAATGAGAAAAGAACATAAAAGTAAAAAAGGTGGGCTTACAGCTGCAGGACGTGCGTATTTTAAACGCAAGGGGCATAATCTAAAACCACCTGTTACATCTTCTAATCCGAAAGGCAAAGCAAAAGCACGTAAAAAATCTTTTTGTGCTCGTATGAGTGGAGTTAAAGGACCAATGAAAGACAAGAAAGGGAGACCAACAAGAAAAGCATTAGCTCTTCGCAGATGGAAATGTTAGATGGCTAGATATGATTCATATGGAAACAATGATGACCGCGTGTTAGAAGAACTCGACGTTGGTTTTTCTGGCTTCAATGACAGACTCAGACCCGACCAATTGAGAACAGGTTTGTTAGAAAAGTCTCAAAACGGAAGAATGGATAGAAACGGAGAATGGCAACCTAGAATTGGTGTTAACAACAAAGTAGCACCAATTGCAAATGGTGTAAGTGCATTAAAGGTGATTGATGGAGATGCAACTAATTTTACCATTATAGACCCTGATGCTACTACATCTATTACAAGTAACTCTGATGGAAGTGTATTAACTATAGCAAACTTTGGTTCTATAGCAAACACACCCTCAACAGGCAGTATTAAAATATCTAATTGTTCTATATCAGGTGCAGATGGAGTTCATCCATATACTAAATCAGGTAGTAATTTTTTAGTTACAAATGTTGCAGGCACTTTTGCTAATAGTGGTTCTGATAGCACGTGTACTACTGCTTTTGGTATTCTTAATGATGACGCAGTAAATGGCATATATGCTTCTTGTAATTTTTCAGACCCTAACTCAGCACAAGCTGATGATTATATTATTTTAATTTCTAATACACAAGCCTTTGCAATAAGGACAAGCGACCAACAATCTTATACATTAAACTATCCAACAGGTCAAACTGTTGCAGAGCAATCAGATGTTATACAAGCTTTTAACAAAATAATTATTTTTAGGAAGCCCGGCACAGCATCTGCAAATGGACAACCACCATTGGAACTAGATACTGCAACAAATAATATTACGTCTAGCCCTACATTCTCAAACGCCCCAAGTGGTGCTTTTACCCAACCTGTATCTTTATTTGCAAGTGCAGGAGATTTTAATATAAATAACTTATTAGGAACTTTTCATACTACCTCATCTTTTGCAGTAGGAGATAGTTTAATTTTAGAAGATAGTGGGGCTGTTACTACAGGGTTGTTTCAAAATACATCTTTCTCTATAAATAAAGTTTACACACAAGGTTCTAGTAAAGCTATTTCTGCTTTTGACTGTAGGATTGACGGTTCAGCAAGTACAACCGCAACATTTACTTGCACAGGTCACGAATTATCAGTAGGTGAACCAGTTACTATAGCAAGTGTAGATGCTGCCGTAAATGGAAATAACGTTGTTTCAGCAGTCGCAAGTGCAGATTCATTTAGCGTTGAAATAGGCACAGCATCAAGTACAAACGCAACAGGTTTAAGTGGTACAGCATTACGCAAAGTTGGTATTTCTTTTATAATACAACCTAATTCTATATCAGTACCTCGTACAAAATCAGAGTTAAGTTTATCTACTCCTATTTTTATAAAAAAAGTTGCATCTGATTTAGGTTTTATACATAATCCTGCATCTGAGTTTGGTATTTTGCACCAAGGCAGATTAGTTGTACCATTTAGATTTGACCCTGAAGACGGATATGTATCGCGTAAAGCTTTTGATGAACTAATAATATCGGATATTCTAGATAGTAATACTTATGATAGAATATTCGCATCATTGCGATTTAATGCAGGAACTAGTGATTTTACCGTAGGCTTAACATCTTTCGTAGAAGACTCAGTAATAGTATTTAATAAAAATAGTGTACACAGAATAACAGGATTAGTAAATCCTCGTAACGCTAAAACTCAAATCCTTACAACTGAAGTTGGTGCTGCTGCTCGTAGGTCAATTGTACAAGTTGGCAAAAATATTTATTTCTTATCAGATAACGGTGTGTATTCTTTAGAGTTCTTAGATGAGTATAATTTAAGAGGTACACAAACACCTCTTTCGGAAAGTATAAAAACTACAATAAATAGAATAAATCCTAATTTAATAGACCAATCTGTTGCGTGTTATTTCGATAATAGATATTACTTAGCTGTTCCACTTGATTCAAGAGAGGGAGCAAACGACGCAACACGAAACAATGCTTTAATTATTTATAATTTTCTAAATAAAGCGTGGGAGTCTGTAGATGAAATAGCTACTACATTACCTGATGGTACAACAATACCCGTATTTGAGTATGACAACTTAATTGTTTCAGGTAAAGGTACAGACAGAGGTGTTTATACTGTTAATCAACACGGTGGTATACATCAAGTAGCGGGTAATGAGGCAAACTATAGTCCTGATAATTTAACAGGTACAGACAGAGTTATTACTACTATTGGTACACAAACTCCTCAAAAACCTCTTGTCAATGGTCTTTTAAAGACTAGGATGTATACAATGAAAGATATAGATAGGAAAAAATTTAAATCTTTTGATATTGCAGCAGAGGGTCAAATAGAAGAAAGTCCTTCTGATTTTAGTATAAAAATACAAGTAGAAAACATAGACTTAGAGCTTAACAATGAGGTAAATCCCATAGCAACAGCTTCAGGAGTCATAGGAAAAGAAATACCTTTTCAAGAAGATGTTTCCCTACGTGGTAGAATAGGTAATGTAAGAGGTTATGGATTACAGTATCAAATAGAAAACACGAAAGGTAGACCAAAAATCAAAACTATCAAAACATCAGCAACACAATCATTTAAATCATTAACACCAACAGAATAATATGGGAGTATTAACAATATCAGCAACACACGACTTTGCTTCAGGAGACCAAGTTACTGCAGCAGGTCTTAATAATCTTATTAAAGAAGCAACTTTCACAGGGTCTGCAGACACAACAGATAATGCTACTTTAGGACTCAATGGTTCTAATAAACTATTTGTACAAAATAATGCTATTACCGACACTCAAATAGCAGACGAATCTTCGTCATCTAAATTAAAAATTAATAGTTCAACAGGTGAACTAACTATAACAGGCTCTGCACCAACACTTACATTAGACGATGAAGGAAACTCAGGAACTAATGGAGGCATATCTAGTGATGCTACCGACGGTTCAGTAACTGTTTTTAGTTCTACGCAAGACCATTCTAAGGTTTTGGTTACAACAGAGGGTGCTACTAGACTTACTGCAGGTGATAATGTTGTCACACGTGATGCTGCAGGTAATACAGACGAAGCAGGTGTACTTATAAGCGGTGATATCTTTGTAACAGGTGACATAGTTTCTGCTGCAGACGTTGTGGCTTTTTCTACATCTGACAAAAGATTAAAAGAAAACATTACACCTATATCAGATTCGCTCATAAAGGTGTCTAAATTGAGCGGTAACACGTTTGATTGGAATAATAGGGTCGGTATCCACAAAAGCGACGTTGGGGTCATAGCACAAGAGGTAGAGGCATTAGGACTACCTCAGGTTGTAGCAACAAGAGAAGACGGACATTTAGCAGTTAGATACGAAAAATTAATACCATTATTAATAGAGTCCATAAAAGAATTAAAATCTAAAGTAGAAAAATTAGAAAATGCCAATAGCTAGTAGCGGTACAGTAAAGTTTAGTGATATTAAAAATCAATTTGGTGGTAGCGATACAATTAAATTAAGCGATTATTACAAAGCAGGGAGTAGGGTAGACAAAACTACAATTAACAATGCTGTGCCTACATCTAGTACAGTTAAGCTAACTGATTACCGTGGTACAGGCAATCCTGTTATAAAAATAATATCAACAACAAATTTCTTTGAAACACTAACTACAGTAGACACATCTTCTAATGAAAGAAGTGCTAATACTAGACTAATTGTAGCAGTATCTCACGGGTCTGGCGGAGGTAGTGGTTCAACAACTTGTTCTATTACAGGTAAAACCGTTACAGAACATTATGATATAGGTAATAATTATGATAGCGATATGCAATGTGTTGCTCAATATAGTTGCGATGTAGGCGATGTTGAATCATTTGAATGTCAAGTAAACAGAAGTAATAGAGGTAGAGCTGCAAATATGAATATAATACAAGTAGACAATGCGGGAAGTTTTACTAGCCCTACCTCCAAATTTAGTAAAAATAATGGAGGTGGTACTAGTGCTGAGACAATGTCTACAGGGACAGCAGGCGATAAAGGATTAACGGTATACACAGCAAGATGGAGTCTTGATAGTAATAGACAATGGTTTGGGTTGAACGCTGATAGTAGTACAGATGGTACTGTAAATTTGTTTACAGGTTCAACTTTTGGAGCGTATCACGAAACTAGTGGCGGTAACGTAACATACGACAATAAAGATGGGAATACTACATATGTAGCTTTAGGAGCTTGTAATTACGCCTTATAATGAAGTTAGCTAGTTTTGTAAGCAAATGGTTAGATTTAAATGAAACACCTAAAAAAATAAAAGATATTGTGGGTTATTGTATAAGAAAAGAAAATGGTGAAGTATTTGATGGGGCAGATGAAAATTATGTCACAACAATGGTTACTTATCATATTGCAAAAAACACGATTTCAGTTGTATATGATGGTAATGAAGTCCC